CAGAGCGCCATCGTCGTGCGCACCCGAGGGCCGTGGTGCAGCCCAGAGGCCGTGAAGCGCCACCGGCCGCGGTACCAGAACAGCCGCCCGTCCTCGAGGCCGTCACGGCACGGCAGCCGCGAGATCCGCTGCGAGGCATCGTCCACGCGCTCGACCCGGCCGAGCGCCAGATCGTCGCCGATGTCGGCGATGTAGTTGACCGTATCCGGCCCCGGGTCTTCCCGGAACCAGATCCCGTCCGTCTCGCCGAGCTCGTAGTTAACGGCGCGGATGAGGCACCGCAGCTCCCCGCCCGGGCCGACCGCCACCGACGGGTTACACGGCAGCATCGGCGCGCACGGCACCTCGAGGCGCACGAAGCGCCCCGCCGGCAGCCGCTCGCCGAGTATCAGGCCGCCTTCTTCCCGGAGGGCGGCGGCGGCGCACCCTTCCCGCCACCCTTCGGCGGCTCCGGCTTCTCGGGGCCCTTCTTGTCGAGCCGGCGCTGGAACCGCGCCACGTCGCTTGGCTTTAGCATTCACGGATACCTCACATGTGGATGGTCGAGGGCATCGGCACCGCAAGATCTTGCGTCGCCTGGGAGACCAATGGCGGGACCGCCGTCAACACCCGCAGGTGCGGCAGCGCGTACCACTCGAGCAGGATGTCCACCGGCGTGTTCGCGGGTTTCGTGTACATCTGCAGCGTCGGGATCGCGCGCCGGCGGTGCCAGATGGCGGCCGTGCAGAGCGGGTACTTGATCTCGTACAGGTTTGCCGACTCCTTGTTGGCCGGCTTCTGGTCCGTGCAGCACGAGTTCAAGTACACAAGGTCGCACCACTCCGGCACCTCGGCGCGTATCGCAGCCCAGCGCTCGGCGAAGTTGTCCGGCAGGATGAAGTCGTCCTCGAAGATCACGAACTCCTCATGCCCTTCGCGCCACGCAATCTGCCACGCGATGTGCCACGAGAGCACGAGACAGGTCGCGCCGCGCGTCACAAAGTAATCCGAGTGCATCGGAATCTCGGACTTCACCTGCATCGTCTTGCCGAAAATGCCGTAGATGAAATCCAACTCGATGCCGGCCTTCGCGGCCTGCGCGCGGGCGTGCTCGGTGCGCTCGGGCGTCTCGGAGAGCGTGATGCAGTAGTACTTCACTCGATGCCCTCCACCCCGCGCCCCTTGCCGAAGGCGAACTTGCCCGAGCGGCGCACCGCCACACGGTGCAACCCGTGCGCATCGCAGAACTCATCCACCGCGCGCGTCACACCGGGCCACGCCTGGTAGTCGTCCCCGAACAGAATCCCACCCTGCCGCAACAGCGGCCAGTAATTCGCAAGGTCCGCCTTGCAATCCTCATAGTCGTGCGAGCCGTCGATGTAGATCACGTCCGCCACGACATTTTTTTCAGCCACCACCCGCGCCGCGATCGTCGCCGGCAGGGGGAGGGGGGTCACGCGCTCCGTCAACCCCAAGTGCATCATGTTCGACAGGAACAACTCGTGCAGCCGCGGATACCCCGCCTGCAGCCGCAGCGCCTCGTGCAGCCACCGATTATCCCCGTCGTGGCGCGCATAATTCTCGTGCGACCCCAACCACGTGTCGATGCACAGCAACCGCGCGTCGAGCCCGAGCCGCTTGCAGATCGCCATCATGTTCGCCGCCGAACGCCCCTTCCACGAGCCCACCTCGATGATGGTCGAGGGGCGCACCGCCCCCAAGACCTGCTCGAACATCGGGTCATCCGACCCCCAGCCCTGCAAGTCATGCTCGACCAACTTCGCACCCGAGTACGGGTCCACCAGAAAGAAATCACGCCAGTTCATACCACTCCCCGGATCTGCCGCTTCACCGCCTTCTGCCACGTCGGCGCATACGCACCACCACCCGTCGCCGCCTCCGACGCGAACGTCAGCACGAAGGCATCCGCCACGTCAGGCGACGCCAACCCACGGCGCTTCATGTCGTCCTTGCCCTCAAGGCGCAACTTCCCGTTCGACATGAACGAGTAGCGCGGCGAGGATAGCTCATTCACCAAGCGCTCGTCCCGCGGCAGCTTGCAGTTCTTCGCCTCCAGCCACGCCTTCGCCTTGCCCCAGAGCTCCGCACGCAGGTTCGCGTACTGCCCCTTGAAGGCCGGCGACTCGCCCACGTTGATCCCACGCGCCGGCAGCTTCAACTCCCGCAGCCGGTCCACCACGCCCGCGCCCAGCCCGATGCTGTCCACCAGAATCTCCGCCGGACGGTCCCGGTGGTCGGTGCACTCCCACTCGTGCATCACCGCGCCCGTCAGCGACATCAGGTCCAGCCCCTTCCACGTCTTCACCGGCGCCACGACCACGTTCGCCTGGCGCTTGCACAAGGCCGAGGAGTCCGCGCCGAAACGCGCCACGTCGAGGCCCCACAGCACCGGCGCGCCGGGGTTCTGCACCACATCCCGGTCCACCGCCGACTGCGCGAGCTCCAGCCCGATCAGCGTGTCATCGTCCGCCACCGGGAACTCGCCCAAGACGCGCACCCGGTAGGCGTTGCTCCCCTCCCCGTACCGGCTCGACATCTCCGCCACATACTCGGGCGACACCCGCGGCGAGTCTAGGCAGCTCACATGCAGGTTCTTCCACTCGCCAGACAGCCGGTGGAAGGTGTCGTAGAAATACCCCTGCGTCCGGGTAGGGTTCCCAAGCAGCAGCGTCGTCGCGCTGTGGCCCGACATCGAGCCACCCGCAGACTCGAACACGGCCTCGCTCACGCCCGGGGCCTCGTCCACCACCAACAGCACGAACTCGGCGTGGATGCCCTGCAAGGCGTCCGGCTGCTCCGCGCGGCTGGTGCGGGCCGAGATGAACGCCTCCTCCGGGCTCGCCTTCAACTCGATGCGGTCGCTCTTGATCTCGAGCAGTTCACCCACCGCCGGCGGCAAGAGCTTGGCCCAGCGGCGACACTCGCCGAAGAGGGCGTCGAACAACTGCGAGGCCGTCGGAGCCGTGACCACGACCTTGACCGGCACGCGCGTGAGCATGTACCAGAGCATCGCCCACGAGGCGACCGTGGACTTGCCCGTGCCGTGGCCGGAGCGGACGCTGATCTTGCGCTCTCCCGCAGCCAGAAGCCCCAGGAGCGTGCGCTGCCACGGGTCGGGGGTGACGCCTAGGACTTCCTCCACGAAGGCCACAGGGGCCGCGTGGTAGCGCTTGACGAAGGCGAAGTACGGGTTCTCAGAATTTTTCATACGGTCCGTGTGGGGTTACGCAAACGCCGACCCCCCGCCAGGGGCCACCCGCCGGGGGGGGTCTCGCGGCCGGCCGGAATCGCCCGCCGCGCTGCCCCTAGTGGAATCAGGCACTTACGCGCCCCCCGCCGTCGAAGAGGGGGGGATTGTCCGCAGGGCGGTCAAAAGGGGCCCGAGTTAACATAATGGGCATTATACGCACTACGCACCGCAACCCCTTGTGAATCAAGCGCTTGCGCCGCGCGCGCGTGTGCGCATCGGTGCTCGAGCGCGTGTGCATCGCCAGTGCGTGAGTTATCCACAGGTTGTCCACAGGTTATCCACAGAGTTATCCACAGGCCGGTCTTAAGAATCGCGCGCAGGCAGGTCGTCCGACGCCCCGCCTGGCGTAAGCTTTTCGGGCTCCTGCACGCTCACCGTCCGCATCAGGTCGCGCACCGCCGCAAGGTGAAGCGCAGTCGTGTCGGTGATGCGCACGTCGCTCTGAATCTTGTTGCCCCAGCGCTTCGGGTCCATCCGCTCGGCAAGCCACTGCCTCGCACCCATCGCCACCTTCGCGGCGTTCGGGTCCATCTGCTCCTGCTCGACCTTCTCGGCCAGCGCCTCAATCCGCTCGGCGTTCACCAGGGCGCGCACGTTGCGGACAATCTCGTACCGCTCCATCAAGGCCGGGTCGGACTGCATCTTCTCCCAGAGGATGGCGAACGGAACCTCGCTGCCGCTGATAAAAGACCGAAGCGAATGGCCGTCAGCAAGGTGCACCCACAACTGTTCCCAGAAGTCGGGCGAGCTGATGATCTGCCGCGCCTTGTCTCGGCGCTCTCGCTTTCGTGGTGTCCCTGCCATCAGTCGCTCACGTGCACGTAGGTGCTGACGTCCTCGTAGTCCATGTCGTAGCCATCAACCGGCACCACGTCGAAGTTCGACCAGCGTCGCTTCATGGGTTCCGCTCGCTCCTGCCTGCTCGCTCGAGGTGGCGGCCGATGCTTGACCTCCTCGGCATAGATCCGGCGCCATAG